AACACCTATAGTACAGCTGGTGCAATCACCGAAGGTAATATAGATGACATCCTAGATGATGCGGCTGACATTGGAGATATTTCCTATCAAGTGAAACCCGTTCTGAGTGTTGAAAAGGAGAGGCGTGTGCTCATCAACTCCACAGAAGATGATTTGGCCACAGATACACGTCTGTATGTGGAAGGGAATATTAAAATCAAAGAGGACAACTTTTTAGATACAGGGAAATTACACATTCTCTCCGACGCCACAAGTGGTGATAACTTTGTAAAATCTTTAGAACAGTGTGACCTCTCCTTTCAATTTGGTCAAACTGGTGATTTTGAACGCATGCGTGTCCAAAACGATGGGAAGGTAGTCATCAACAGTGGTGAAAGTGCCGTTACGGCGACACATACATTGGATGTCAGAGATGACACTGAGAGTGACATTACACTCGCAAACTTCCAATCCGCCCCGGGTGCGAGTAGTTCTAAATACACCGCCGTGCAAGTGGTGACAAATGCGGGGTATGGTGGCTTCATGCGTGCACAAAAAGGTGCGTCTAGCAACACATTTGTTGTTGGCTATTTGGACAATGATACACAGGTTGATGCGTTGTCAATTATTAAGAGTGGACACGTCGGCATAGGGACATCTCAACCAAAGGCAAACCTTCACCTGTACAACAGTAATTTGCTCGTGGAGCAGCTCACGAGTAATGCCATGGTAGAGTTTAAATCTGGTTCGGCGACATCAAATATTTACATGAGTAATGACGACGACGACCTGTACCTGTACCCTTCGGGTGGAAATGTCGTCGTCCAAGGGTCATTGACTGTTGAAGATGACATCATCTTCGGTGGTCGCATCGAGTTCGGTGATGCAGTCGGCATCGGTGTCGTCACACCATTGGCACCTTTACACGTAGATGGTGGAACTATTTTCAACTCTGACGCTGTTTCTAAAAAACAGTACAGCTCAACATTTAATGTTCTAGACTCACAAGGTAAAAATATTATTCTCACCTTTGGTAATGGAGCGTTTTACGCGAAAATCACAGCCATGCTTCGCTATGCCGCTGATGGGAAATATCTCAGCACCATGGTCCTGGAGGTACAAGGGGGGCACACAACAAATACCCAAACGTCATCAATCCCAATCGCCATAGGTACAAAAAATATTTTCAGTGGAACAAACCCATACCCGTGGAGTCAAACCGTCACGACGACGGCGACAACTCTCACCGTTGTCCCACACAACACATCACCCCGTGGTGGTCTCGCATTGACTGCGTACTATTATGACTTTTACATTGAACTCATGACAGCTTCTGGGGGTAAACTCGTAAACATTAAGGCAAACACAACAACTAAATCTTCGTTTACATACTAAACTAACTTTACCACGAAGGGAATAACCTCGTGGGAGAGTGAGTGTTTTTTTTACATCGCGTCAAGTAAGGCGAGCACGATGACACCAACGATGAAGAAAAGAATGAGATAGTTACATTCAGTCTCTTCCTCCATCGTCGGTACTTTACGTGTTTCCTGTTTAGGAGGGGAGGTGCGACGAGGTGGCGCCTCCTCCTCCAACGGGCACATGCTCAATGCCAACATCCTGTGTTATATTATCTAAAGATTTATTTCTGTCTTCTTCTTGCGACCTCTCTTCTTAGGGGCTGGTTTTTCCTGAACATTCACCTCTTTAATATCCTCATCCTGTTCTTCCTGTTGCAAAATGTCTTCGGTGACAATGTCAGAGATGTCATCCTCCACATCCTCCACTGGCTCCTGCTGCACCATCACTGGCGGAGAGCTGTTCACTGGCGGAGGAGGGGGCATCATGATGTTGCCCATCAAACTGCTGATGTCAATCCCTGGACCTTGCATCTCGTACGCACCCCCTGCGCCACTCGGTCCACCGTGCGTCTCCACTTGACCTCTGGGCTTGGTGTTTTGCACCGCGCTCACCATTTGTTGAGTGAGACCAGGGTTTTGCTTTAACACGTCTGAAATATTCGGAATAGCCGCCTTGAACATAGAGTTGGTGAGGTGGAACATCATCGCCGACCCACCAACCATCATCAAAAGCTTTACTTCTGGGGCGACGTGCATCTTTTCGCCATATTTCACGTGCAATTCTTCAAACACACCATCGTAGTCATCCAAATTTTCCATAATACTCTCAGACCACCCATCAAGCTGGAGCTCAAAGGGGTTGTACCTCTTATTTAAGAACTCCAAACCTGTAACACTGGCCATGAGGGCGCGCCTGCTAAACTTGATACTCTGGTCAACGTCGATCGTGTAGGTGATACGCTTGTACTCGCTACGAAGGTCTTCGATCGGGCTGTATGCGTTGAGCCGTTTGTTCACGTTAAAACCCTTACGCTCCAGACGAGTGAGTTTGTTCAACAGGTCACTCTTCTCTTCATCGATTGTCTTGTACCCCTTCGACGGTTGTTCCTCCTGGTACGTGGGTCCACCACCACCACCACCCATCTGGGGGTAGCCGTCGTCGTCATCACCTTCGTCGACGTCGCCAAAGTCATCTTCAGGGTCGTCGTTGTATTGTGGCTGTTGTTCGTTTTGTTTGTTCGGGTTGACAAAGGCGTCAATCTCTTCCTGGTGGTGCATCACAGGCGGCGGTCGTGGTCTGAAGTTTTGACCGGGCCTGGGTGCCTTTTTCGGTTTCGGGACAGAAATTTGAATTTCATCCATCAGCCGCTGTTCGTCATCATCTAATTTCATAACATTAGTGTCACCTCTGTCCAGAATAATTTCACCGTCCATCTAATGTATTATCTTTAAAAGTAATCAAAATCTTTAACGCACTTTACTTTATTTTCTAAACATATAGTATCAAAAAATGTTCAACCTTAACAAGACCAACCGCAACGCGTTGAAGCTCATCGCTCTGCTGATTATCGCCGTGTTTGTGTTGATGGCGTCGCGAAGCAACTACACCCCGATGGAGCTCACCATCAAGGCGAAGAACGAAGGGTCCCTTTTTGACCTCCCGTACGATGTCAAGTGTGTCGCCGGTAGTGGCATGGAAGGGGAAAGCACGTACTCCATGTTCCGCCCGGGTGGCCTGTGTGGTGCTGAAAAGTTGGTGCGCGAGCAAGCCGATTATGAAATTATCTAAGATACTAGTATAAATAATGGCATTGGTAACAGCCGATTCCACAATCCCTGACCTCGCCTACGAATATCACACGATTACCGTGGATAGTATTGGTCAGGCGAGTGCAAATACGTTCGTCGCACACCTTCAAACCCCCCTTCGCAACGTCGTGCAAGCTCGTCTTCTGGCGGCGCACGTCCACGCGAACCTTCAGACCGAACACCTGTACCTGTCCATCGATGAGTTGGATACGCACTTCAACGACCGTGCCGCCATTCCCGGCACATCCGGCGTGCACACAGGACAGGGGAACATCTCCGTGGTGCGAAGTGCCTTTGGGAGCATCATCACAGAAAGTGCGACGCATGGAAATGGAAACACGCTCATCACATTTAAGGACAACTATCCCGTGGTGGCGCAGTACATCGACCCTATTCGTCGCATCGATAAGTTGACAGTGACCCTGTTGGACCAGAATGGGAATACCATTAAAAATTCATCAGACACAGGTGCAAACTTTTTTGTGATTCGTTTTGTTTGCAGGAGACCGAATCTTTAATTTTTCTTAACATACTATAACAATGTCTTCGGGCATCACGCAACTCGTATGCCTGGGCGCTCAAGATGAATGGATCTCGAGCGAACCAGAAATGAGCCATTTTTCCGCCACGTACAAAAGACACACACCCTTCGCACAAGCCATTGAAAAACAACAAATTCAGGGGGCTGTGCGCTCGAACTCGTACTCGTCAATCACACTTGCACGCAATGGGGACATGTTAGGGTACACCTACTTTACAGTTGACGATGGAACGACAACTTTTGAAATTTCGGATTGGACCCAACTTATTGAATCCGTACAACTCGTCATCGGTGGTCAGGTTATTGATGAACAGACCTCTGAATTTTCTCAATACGTCGCCCTCGATATGCTCGCCAAAAACACATCTAAAGGGTCCCTTGGCCCTGGTGGTCGTTCCTCGTGGTTTTACCCACTGAGATTCTTCTTCTGTGAAGCCGTGGAATCTGCCATTCCAATGTGTGCCCTTCAATACCAGGAAGTTGAGTTGCGCATTCGATGGGGTCCACTCGCAGGAAATTACACGTGGGAGTGCCATAGCAACTATTATTTCTTAGATGCCATGGAGAGAGCACAAATCGCCGGTCAAACGGTGGACATGCTCATCTATCAAATTCAATCAACACCACCCTCCTACGAACGAACACAAGAGCTCACATTTAACCATCCCGTGAAATTTATCGCCTCATCAAACATCTTCTCTGGAAGCACCCTCACCGCACCGAATAACAGAATTAAACTTTCAGTGAATGGTGTTGAACTCGCCCCATATAAATGGGCCAGACCAAACTTTTTAGATGTCCCCGCATACTATCACACAACATCTGTGTCCTCTCCAGATGTGTTCCTTCACAGCTTTGCAAATGACACCAGCAGCTTACAACCAACGGGAACACTCAACTTTTCAAGGGTGTCATCGTTTAAAATACACAGTGAATCCAGAAATCTTATTGATAAAATTTATGCATGCTCCTATAACATTTTGACTATACAAAATGGAATCGGTGCTCTTCGTTTTGCAAATTAAAATACCCCTTTATATAAATGGTGAAGAACCTTAATACCGTGGAGCGCGGAGAGAAGGTTCGCATTGGGAAGCTCCAGCCCCACACACAGGCTGAGAACTCAATCATTGTGAACGCTTCTGACACCATAGTGCAGGCACCACATTCGGGTACGTTTGTCTCACCCATCAGGTATGATGTGCAATCTACGACGAATGTCCTCGCCTATAACACGGCGACGAATGAAATCGTAACGACACAAGTTGAAGCTTTTGATAAAACTCTTCAGTATGTCACCGAAACTGGGAATACAACGACAGAGGTTGTACAATTCACAAATGGGTTCGTGTCCTCTGGACCAGTGGGTCTCGCAGGGAACACTGAACCCACACATTCATTAGATATTGGTTCAAATGTATACATTGATGACACTTCATCATCTGGAAATGTGTTGTATGCCAGAGGGAATGTATACATCGAAGGAAATCTCACAACTTTTGGAGAAACAACTTTAATTTATTCTCAAAATATTTCCGTGAAAGACCCAATTATTGAGTTGGGTCAAAACAATGTCAATGAAAATTTATTGTATGACCTCGGTGTGTTGATGAAAAGACCAGGTGAAAATGTTGGTGTCGTG